GTTCACAACACCTTCTACCTTCAACGCCATCTCGTCTCGCGATCAACGCTCCGGATCTTTCGAGCCGAAGCGACGAGCGAATGGCGTAATGCAGTGGCGGAAGTGTTATCGCGCTTCCTGCTTCGGGCTTCTCTGATCGCGATAAGTTAACCTGACAACGCCCCGAGCCCCATCCGAATCACCTCCGGAAAAGGGTCGGTTTCGAGAGATGCAGGCGGGTTCAGCTCAGGCCGCTACCGAGCAGCTTAGGCGGCTTTCCAGAACTGACCTTATGCGGCTTTTGGCTTATCCTCTGTGATTTCCCAAAGCGAGGTCACCCGGCTTCCGGCGCGGCGAGACGCTATCACCTTTCCGGCAAACGCAACCCTTTGACTGAACGCATCGCCACGAACTTTAACTGACGAGACGTGGGCTCGCGCGAGACGGCCGCACGTGCTCGCCGAGTGTTCCACGTACCAGCGCCAGAGCCGCCGCTGCCCCGACCAGCGCCAGCGCACCGGCAACGACGAAGGCGGTGTTGAAACTGCCAGTTGCGTCGACGACGTAGCCGGTCACAATCGGTGCCAATAGGCCAAAGGTATTGCCGCCCAGAACAAGGAAGGCCGTTGCTCGCCCCGCATCGCCCGGCGAGCGCAGCAAATCGGCGACTAGGGCGCCGTTGGCGGCCGGCCCGACATGGGCGGCCGATACCGCAATCGTGATCAGGGTGATGACTGCGGCGAGTGATTGGACAAAAGGGATTCCCAAGCCCGCAGCCGTAAACAGCAGGCTGAGCACCACCAGGTAGCGGCGGTTGCCGCCACGCACCGCTTCGGCTGTGAGAACCTTGTCGCCGGCCCAATTGGCGACGACGCCGACCACTGTGGAGATCAGGAACGGTATCGCGGTCTAGATGCCAGAGTTCAAGATCGACAGGTGCCTTGCGGTTTGCAGGTAGTTCGGCAGCCAGGAAATATAGAGATAACCGGTATAGACGAGGCAGCCCTGCGAGATGAACAACCCCCACATCGCCGGACAGCGGATCAGCCCGAGATAGCCGACGCTGTTGTGGCTCGGCGGCGTGATGCCGGCGTTGCGCCCGGCAAGAATGTGGTTGCGCTCGGCAGGCGGCAACCACCCGGTCTTTTCCGGTGTCGAGACCAGCGCTGCCCAGGCCGCTATCCAGACAAATCCGACCGCGCCTGTGATGATGAAGGACCAGCGCCACGACAATGTCTCGATCAGCCAGCCGACGGCCGGTGCGCCGAGCGCAAGTCCGAGGGTAGACCCGCAAGAGATCGCGGCAATGGCAGTGCCGCGCTCGGTATAGGGCGACCATAACCGGACGCTGCTATAGGAAATCGGAGCGAACGGCGCCTCGCCGACTCCCAGACCGAGCCGCACTATCAACATCGCCGCGAAGCTGCTGACGATTCCAGTAGCCATCTGTGCCGTCGACCATACTGCCGTCGCGACCGAGGCGACGACATGCGGGCCCCAGCTATCGATCAGCCGCCCGCCGGGCAGCATCATCAGCACATAGGCCCACAATAACGACGAGAATAAGTAACCGAGCGCTACCGGCGACAGTGCGAATTCTTGCGCGATCGGCTTCCCGGCGACCGACATGTTGACGCGATCGAGATAGGCAATGGCGCTGAACAGAAACAGCAGGAAAAAGACCCAATATCGGCGGTGCGTCGTTCGCATCGATGCGCTCCTCCTTTTTTTCTCATCGCCCGCGACAAGCGTGCGGGGGGGGCCATGTCGCGCATATTCATAATCTAGGGGAAGCCACTGCGCGGCTTTTAAGTTGTCCACCCATACCCGGCCGGCCCCTCTACGTGATAATCCCTGAGGTAATCCCTGAGGCTTCTGCGAGATCGCATGGCATGAGGCCGGCCACAGGCACGGCGGAATGCGATCTCGTTGAAACCCGGATTGAGCTAAACCGCGGGCCGCCAGGCGGGGGTATGGGGAATTGAACGCGGTGATCGCCGCGGGGCGGTCACATTGACGGGCGCGAGGGGCGGTGAGTGGGCCGACGACACCGGTGCACCGCCGCCTGACGGCGTCGTACGAGTAGCGCCGATCCAGCGCGGGTAGCAAACGCGAGTTGCGGGCGGCGCTTCCGGCGCAGGAATTCGTCGCCACCGTCGCTTGCTGCGACCGGGTCCAGCGACACGATGATCATCGGCAGGCGCGCAGCGGTCATGAACTGTCGTTCCAAGCCCAAAAGCTCACCTGCCATGATCGCGGGAGCGACGCGATCGCCTCCATCCTCCCGCCACAGCAAGGGCAGAGATCGAGAGCGTGATCGGCGAATTGCCGGCGCGTTTCGCGACTGCCGAGCGGCGCGTCATCTCCGGGTAACTGCGAGCAGCGTGCGGCACAGCGCGGGTTTGTCGACGCGCCGGCGGTTAGCAAGAAAGCTGTAATGGCGGATGCGGTGAAACCCGCCCGGCAACGCGTGCAGTAGGAAGCGTCGGATGAATTCGTCGGCCGCAAGGGTCATGACCTTCCTCTTGTCGTGATGCCGGCAGTCGTTCCAGCGGAAGCTGACCCGGCCGCCGGTCGACGCTGAAGCTGATCACGCCGCAGCGACAGGAGCCTTCGAGACGCATAGGCATTGAAACCTCCTCGGAACGCTGCTGAGCTTGGACCAGTGCCGACGACCACTAGCCGATTGCTGTGGGCGCCTGCGGGACCGCCCGCCAGAAGTCACCATCGTGGCCGAAGAAGATGCGGGCGCCGCCCGCCTCGAGCTGGGCGAGGCGGTTGAGCGAGGTGTGCATCGCCACCCGGTCGTGCACGCGAGGCGGCCCGAGGACTCGTGCACACACTTCGCCACAAGAGCTGCGGGTTCAGCTCGATTTGTTCTGATCGGCGAATCATTCCATGGAGCCAATGGCCCATGTGGATTGGGTGGGTTGCGGTTTGTCGCGCTGCTGCTTAGCGAGCAGCTCCTCGGCCTTCTGGCGGTAGAGCTCGTAGATGGCGTAGCCCTTGATGTCAGGATTGAGTATTTCCAAGGCCCCGCCGCAGGCATCGACTTCGTCGTCGTGGGCGAGTTCGGGAAACCCTTCGAGGACGCGGAACAGGTCTTCGTTCCAAGGGGCGCGCAGGACCTTCACATTGCCGGCGCGGCACTGCGAGCTGAATGGCCCGAACCGCGTCAGCTTGTCGCCGCTTTCGGGGGCCGGCGTGACGCTGAAGCCGCTAAGGGCGCGTACCAGATGAAGTGCCTGGCTCTTGCCGGCTTGCCCCGGATCTTTGCCAAACCCGATGCGGACCTTTTTGCCGTCCTGCTCGGCGGTATTGCGCAACAATCGTTCGACATCGCCCGGGTTGGCTCGCGCCCGCACCATATCCAACAGCCAGTAGCCGCCGTTCTTGTCGCGGCCGAGCTTGATGCCGACCGTCCAGTCGGGGTCGTTGAACTCGGTTTTTTCAGTGGCGGCGAGATCCCAATACCGGACTACGTCGAGGTCGGCCGGGATCGCGTCAACGACGGCACACCACTCACGCCTGAAGTACAGCCCCGCTGCGGGTCTGATCTTCCAATTGCCGCCCAGTAGCCGTTCGCGCTCAAGTATCGGCAACGACAATAGCCAGCCGACATATTCCGGGTTGACCCGCAGCAGCGCCGGGTTGTCGAATACCGTCGCCGGGATGAAAGTGACACTCATCGGCAGCGGCGGGTCGATGCCCGGCGGCAGACCGTGGCCCCGTAAGAGGTCTTGCATCAATTCTTCGGGTCGATCGGCCCACACAATTTTCTCGGCAATGCGGACGAAATAACGAAGAACCCCGGCCCGCTCGGGGATCGGCAGTCCGCTCTCGGGATCGATCCACCACGCCAGGAAATCGGCGACCCAAGAGTCCGCGTCTGGGTTGCAGTTGGCGCGGATATAAGGCCGCACACCGCAGGTCGAGCGGTTCCGGCTGAGCATGTAAAAGAACTGATGCGCCGAAAAATGTGTCAGTTCGTCGAAGCAGATCAACGTAATCTGCGCACCCTGCCAGTCGTAAACCGTGGTTTCGAACTGTAGGTGAGAGAACTTGATCTTGCCGCCGTGCGGCCAGCGCCACTCGCGCATCCTCAGATGCGGAGTGCCGCCGAGCCGGGGGTAGAAATTCAGGCTCTCATCCCAGAGCGCTCCGGGATTGGTAATCTGGGGCATGGTGCGGCGGAAGAACACGGCGGCGAAATTGGCAATCCGGCCGACATGGCGCAGCGGCTCCAGGATCAGTCCGGCGGTCTTCCCCCCACCTGCGGCGCCGCCATAGATGCAGATGTCGGCACAGCTCCGCAGAAATTCCGTCTGCGGTCCGGGCTGCGCGGCGATTGTTGCTGCGAATGGAAATGCCATGCATCACCTGCCGAGAGCCCAGGCCACCTGCTTACGGCGTGAGGAAGCCGGTGAACGGTGCTCTGAAGGAGAGCACCCACTGTATTTTTGGCTTTCACGCCCGCCCTTCCGATCGCGTCTGCCGTTCACGCCGTTACCGCTGCGGTTTTCTCGACAAGTGCTTCTCCTGTGCGTCTCGCAGCGCTCGCGTCAGCTCGGGGTCTCGGCCGTTATCGGGCAACAAGAGGACTACTGGTGACTGCGCGTCGGCGTCGCTGTCCTGAACCGGGCGGTCCGCCGCCGCTTCGCGCCAACTTGCGCGTGTTTTCAACCAAAAGATTTGTGCCGCGACATTGCCCGCCTTGGCGGCGGCGAACAAATAGCCGGAGACCATGGCATTGGCCTCAGCCACACCGCGGTCGAGATCATCACGACACCGCTTGCGCAAGGTCTTCGGTGCGCACCCGGTGATCTTGGCGATGTCGTCCTGGCGGACACCGACCCCAGCCAGGTGGCGCACTTTTTCGCGGGTCGCCTCATTGACGACAAACGCTTTTCTAGCCATCGGCTGAGCCTGATCGATCTCGGTCCCGACTGGCGGCGCGCTCGTCGAATGATTGATCCGACGCTTGATGGATCGCGGTCCGCCCGGTGAAGGCTTGCCAACGTCGCAGGATGACATCGACATAGCGGGGGCTTATCTCGAGACCGCAGCA